GCGTTTGTCGCTGTGTTAATCCTACCCAGAAAGGTTTGTGAGGCAGGGTTGTTTGTTGACTGTTGTGCCATTATTTTGTAAGGTTATATGTATCGTCTCTAGATCTAGAATTGTAGGAATCTTAATTGTATCAGCTAAGACTCAAGCTGAGTGTGGTCTATCCCACCGTCATGACGGCAAGAGGTATCTCCGTAGAGGCTCGTTGCCAAGAAAGATAAAGGGACTTGCACCCTTAAGACCGCTTAATCGGTTACTCGTGCGTTGAAAGATATGGAAATCCTATCTGACTCCGACTTGTTTTCCTGTACACCATGTTTCAAATACGAAGGGAACATTAGAAGTGTTCCTTCTCTCCCTGTAACATCTAAATAATGATACTGAGTAGAGTCATACTTGAACCGATCTGTGTAAGATTGTATTTCCGCAAACGCTTCAAAAGTGTGTGGGTTCTCGAAGTATATTGTACCAGAGTCGTCTGGAACTTGAACATAATACACTCCAGAAAAATGAGATGCTGGGTGGTTATGTATTCTATTATAGCTATTGGGTGTGTTTATGTTTATCCAATAACCTAAAATTTCTAGTTTCTTTACTGTGATTTCATGTATAGATTTATCAAGTATATCACATAACTCTGTGTAAATTATACCGTCTTCCATTTGCTCAGACTGCCACCCTCCGTGGTTGCTTTTAACAACTCCTTTAGGGTCTGCTTTATATTGGTCTAAACAAAACTCTAATATTTTTGGGTTAAGCTCTGTATCTACTGAATGTAGAATACTAGAGAACAGGCAGTTGGCGTGGTGATTCATGTAAAGGTGCTTGTTGTTTCATGTGGTATAGAACGTGTGACCATTCTATAAAAATAAAAAGAGCCATAACCGAAACGGTTACAGCCCATAAAGAATTTAGCTTCACTTAACTATTTTTGTGTAAGCAATGCCACGATATACGTAGGTTACTTTCATTGGTAATCTCCATATACCTAATCCCCGTTCCATGATTAGGTTTCATGCGTCCCTGAAAGGGATGAACGGACGTGACATTATGCGAGGTCGAGCGGGAAGTTATGTGCATTACGTTCGTGCATAACTTCAAATCCTAAGTTCTGTCTGTTAACTATGTCAGCCCATGTGGGGATAACCTTGCCATTGGAATCAACAACCGATTGGTTAAAGTTAAATCCATTAAGGTTAAATGCCATAGTAGCTATCCCCATAGAGGTAAGCCATATGCCAACCACGGGGAGCACAGCCAGAAAGAAATGTAAAGAGCGAGAATTGTTAAAACTTGCATATTGAAAAATGAGCCTCCCGAAGTAGCCGTGTGCTGCAACGATGTTATAGGTCTCATCTTCCTGTCCAAATTTGTAACCATAGTTCTGAGACTCTTGAGCAGTTGTCTCCTTAATAAGAGAAGACGTAACCAAACTTCCGTGCATAGCAGAGGCAAGAGCCCCACCGAATATCCCAATAACACCTGCCATATGGAAAGGGTGCATAAGAATATTGTGCTCTGCTTGGAAGACGAACATGAAGTTAAAAGTGCCAGAAATACCAAGAGGCATACCATCACTAAAACTCCCCTGTCCAAAAGGGTAAACTAAAAAGACTGCAAAGGCAGCTGATAATGGAGCTGAGTAAGCTACGCAGATCCAAGGACGCATACCTAGTCTATAACTAAGTTCCCATTGGCGTCCCATGTAAGATGCTGCACCGATAAGGAAGTGAAAGACGATAAGCTGGTATGGCCCTCCGTTATAGAG